CGAGATTAGCTGCAGTCTCGTGGGCTCGGAGATGTGTATAAGAGACAGGGATACTCTTGCAGTATTGACATCGACCATAGTCAACTTGAACATATCTCCAACTGGCAGCACATAGTTATCTTTTCCAATGATTCCAAGATTCAACGCTCGGTCATCATCTGCCATTACATGATTTACTCCGGTTTTTCCTGTTACTATTTTCATTACTTATCCTTTCCGTGTAGCATCACCTACACTATATGATATATCAACTGTATCATCATCTAACTTGACTATTATATTTGTGATACTGCTTATTACATAGGAATCTGTCACGCTTTCATATCCGCCAATTATATCACCTATATGTTGCTCAGTATCACTGCTTGTAACTGCAAATGCATCAGCTCCTATTAATTCCTGCAATCTCTCTGTTCCACCAGAGACAAGGTCCTCATCAGATTCTGCAGATGTGTTCTCATAAGTACTCACATATTCCTCAATTCCATATAGACGTTGAGATGTGCTTATATTCCCATTTGCATCAGCATATAAATGCACTACAGTTCTATCCTGAAGTTCTCCTTTACCAAGACATATAAGATGATTTACACCTCTATATGTCTTCTCAATAGTGAAATTAATATCGTTCTGGTTGTATTCTATCCGGTCGGAATAATCAACTAACGGCACATATGATACATGAACTATTCCATTTTTAACGATTAAGTACAAATTCATACCTATAGCTTTACCAAGCTTAACTAACCCGCTATATAGATCTATGTATCGGTCAAACCGAAATGTTTTTACTGTGTATCCAATACGTTCGGCAGCAAATACCGCTGACAGTCCACATAAATTTATAAGATCCTGAATAATGTTTCCAGCATCTCCTGATACAATCCGGTAGGCTGCCCCAGACGGAGGCTCTATGATTTTACTCATAAGTACTCCCCTGAAACTTCTGCCTGAATATCTGATCTCATTATTCTCCGTTATCACTTTTACGGAATCTACAACACCACCATACTCCGTATCATTGACATACCACCAATAGCCTCCACGCATGACATTATTCTTAATACCAACTGTGATCTCAAAATTTTTCTCATTTGCAATATCAAGATCAATATTATAATGATGCAGGCAACCTTCATCATTAAGATTTCGGTCTGTATAGATCACATCCAAATCGGTTCACTCCTTTCAGCTTTCAAAAGCAAATCAAAATTAAAATCCGCATTCCAATATATAGCCTGTTCTCCGGATTTAATTTTGTGAAATATATCATTCTTTCTGTCTCTGAATCGGAATATATTTACAGTTGCTCCATTCATTTTATATAGCCTTATAGTCTGCCGTTTTGAATCAATCTCTGCTCTTTCACCAGCCTGTATAGTATAGTTTAATGCATATATATGACCACCTATTGATATAGCCGGATTCTGCGCATATCCATAGATTGTCATAATAAATTCTGCCTCATTAAAATTACTATTTGCAAACTGTGTAGCATTCCCTGGTGAAGCGGAATAATCATATTCATAACCATATGAATATCCACGTCCACTATCGTCTGATTCTATCGTTTCATATCGATACTGAAACAATTCCTCTTTCACCCACGCATCTGCCGCTGTCACTATCTTTAACGACAGTTTTGTATGTTGCCCTATCAGATAATCTGACTTATCACTTGCATAGATGAAACATTCAAGATAATAATCGCCAATATACAGTTTTCCGGGAACTTCATTGATGATATCCTGTTCAAACAGTTCAAACATATCATTCTTTACATTTCTGCATATTCTTGGAGTTGGACAGCATATAGTGACCGGAAGTGTCTTTTCTGTAATTTTCTTTTGAAAATTCTCAACACACTTCCGATCACTATCATAGATCCACTGATAATTCCGGAGGTCATTTTCATTTGCAAAGATATATTTCTTTCCAAATTCAAGAACATTTCCCTGACTATTTACATATTTTATATTCTCAAGCATATGTTCTCACCATCCTTCCAAATTCTCTACCATCAATCTTAAGCTTCGTACCTTCTGTAAGTGCTCTTACCATGTATTCATACATATTTTCATCAATATGTCTTACCACATCAAGAATCAAATACAGAACCTTTGATAACTCTGATTCATTGTCTACTGTTCTTCCTGTTGCTGCTGCCATCTGATCTGCTACCTTACTTATCCATTCTGTATTCTTCTCAAGCGGCACAACAGCCTCAGCTCCATTACCTTCAAGTATACCGACCTGACCTTTCTTAAGTACACCACCTTCTGCAAGCTGTGGTGCATTTAATTTATCAAGCTTATTAATTGATACTCCCGGAATCGCATTAATAACGGATATACAAGCATTGATAGCTGATATAAACCCATTAATGATCTTAGTCGCTGTACCTAATATGCCATTGATAGCTGCTGTAACGGCTCCCTTGATGCCATCTGCGATAGCTGTTCCAACCTTGGAAAAGATATCCTTAATCTTCTGCCATGTATCTGAAAAGAACTTAACCATCGGTGAAAATGCATTCTTGATACCAGCCCAAGCCTTGCCAAAAATGTCACTAAACCATGTACCTACTGATGCATATGCACCTTTTATTCCATTCCAGATTCCACTGAAAAATCCAGTAACAGCCGACCAAACACTCTTAATTCCATTCCACGCTGTTGTAAAGATGCCTTTAAAAAACTTTCCTACTGCTGCAAATGCTGATTTTATACCATTCCATATACCTTTAAAAAAGGCAGGTGCTGCATTCCAGACTTTCTTAATGCCTTTCCAAGCCATTGAAAACGATTTACGACAGTTGTTGATAACTGCCATAATTGCAATAATCGCCGCTTCCAATGTGATCTCAAGCATCTCGCAAAACCATTCAAGTATCGGTTTCAGCACTTCAAGTATCTCTTCTGATATCAGACTTATCACCTCAACAAGTGGAGGCAGGATCATATTGATAAGTTCCATCAATGGATCCAATATCATTAAGACCAGATTTATAATTGGATTGAGCAGATCAAGTATTGGCTGCAATAATTCCAGTACCGGCTGCAAAATCGAAATCAAAATAGGAAGGATCTGCGACACTATCTGCACAATAGGCGGCAAAAGCATATTAATCAAATTCGTAAGCGGTGGCAAAATCGTTTGAACTATCTGCAATAATGGTGGTAACAGTGTATTAACAAGGGATAATATAGTAGGCAAAATAGCTTGCAAAGTTCCGAATATAGACTGTAATGCAGATGTAAGTGTCTGCCCCAGTTCTCCACCTATACCCGGCAACAAGGTTTCAAGTATGCCAGGAAGGTTATTCACCAATTCGGACAGCAACGATGTTGCGCCCTGTATCAGTGATGGCAGTATCTGTTCTATAAGTGGCGGTATATATGGTGCCAATTTCTGTGCAAGACTTGATATACCTGTAACTATCCTTGGCAGTGTGTCTGCTATTCGTGGTACAAGGTTATCAGCTACAGCCATCACAGAATCAACAAGGTTATTGATCAGCACTCCCATGTCCTGTGATGGGTCGGCCATTCCTGTGAGCAGATTCGTCCATGCAGACTTCATCATGCCAATAGATCCCTGTATTGTAGTGGCTGCTTCTTTTGCGGTGGTTCCCATAGCTGCAAGAGCCTCTTCCTGCGTCATGGTTCCATTCTTCACTGCCTCAGCCGCTTGTTCAGCAGTGAGTCCAGATATTCCCATCTCGACCTGAACGGTGTGAATAGCCTCAATCATCTTATCGAATGACACACTATTGACGTTATCTGCAGTCACAGTCATGGTGTCACCAAGTACACCAGAATCATTGATAAGCCTTGCCATCTCGGACGCAGTACCACCATAGCCAAGCTTGAGATTATCTAACATCGTGTAGTTTTGCTTAGCAAAACCCTGATATGCATTCTGTATAGATGCCATATCAGTTCCCATCTTGTTGGCATTATCAGCCATATCTACAATAGCTGTGTTTGCAGTTTCAGCCGCCTTTTCCGTGTCACCGCCCAATCCCTGGAGCAGCGACGCTGAAAAGCTTGTTACAGTGTCCATGTACTCATTCGCCGACAGCCCCGCCGTCTTATATGCATTATTCGCATACTCTACAACCTTATCTGAGCTGTCCTTGAACAGTGTCTCAACACCACCGACAAGCTGCTCATAGTCTGCATACTCGCTTACAGCCTTAGCAGTAATGCCAGCTATTCCAGTAGCCACAGCCGTTGTTGCAACCACGGCGACCTTTGCTGCCTTGAGCGCAAACTTGCCGATATTGCCAAACACAGAACTCATCTTTTTGCTTGTCTTCTCTGCCTTGTCGCCAGTCTCTTCAATTTTCTCATTCGCATCTTCATTTGATACTGCGATTCGTCCCAGTATCTTAAATACTTCCAAAAGGGTCTACCCCCTTTCCTCAATAATAAAAAAATAGAGACACACGTTCTGTGTGCCCCTATGGTTTAAAGTTCTCTATGATTGACATAGAATCCCTTATGGTTGTTTCAAGTTCGCCTCTGCTCTCAAATGTTCCTGATCCGACAGGCTGCGAATTGCCACCTGATGTGCCATACAGCCTTGCCTTGAAGTCATTGAATGATATGTTCTCCCAGCACTTATGGATATACATATCCCAGAGCTTATCATCATCGTCAAGACGCACAAACGTGCATACAAACTCATCAAAGCTCTGATTGTCTATCATCGTATCAAGCAGAGTGTACGGATCCGCATATCGTTTAAATATGAGATCCATGAACTTGAGATAGCCTACTGTTTCTTCTCGAACAATCTTGAAACAACCTTGATAAAATCCGCAAAGCCCGGAAGTGTGACTGCATCATATAACATCTGTGTGAATACAGAGAGATCAAGATCTGCTATCTCATCCACAGCCATTCCTGACAGGTGTGATAAGCAGACAAATACCTCACGCTGACAGTCTGACAGCTTAGTCAGAATCACATCTGCAAGCTCGAATGCAAGACCAATACCCACATTCTCGAGGAACTTCGATGTGTCCTCATCATCCTCGCCATCACCAGCAAACTTCTCACGTTCTTTTGCAATAAGCTCTTTGAACCCATTGCCGCTGAATGAATCTTTGAAGTCTTTCACTCCAAGCTTGCTGAACAGCTTCAGGAATGCGGCTATATCTGTAGCCTTTGGATTTCTAAGTGTATATGGCTTGACCTCCTGCACATCCTCTACTGCCTCGGCATCTTCAACTACTTCTGCATTTTCTACTACTTCTATATCTTTGTTCTCTTTTATCTCGGTTGTTCCCATAATTGTCTCTCCTTTTCTATGTCAATTAGTCTGTTACTTTTGTACTGGAATCTATAGACTGCTGAACCTGCTCCGTCGTCGTGCCGGTAGGCAGATAGATGTGGTATGGCAGTGTATCAGCTGCTGGTGACAGATCCGCATAGCACTCCATTGTCAGCGCAAATGTGCCATTCTCCTTGTTCTTGCCCTCTATCTCAAGGCCTGATGTACAGAGAGCATTGTCAAATATAACGATAACAGGACGACCATCTAAGAATCTTCCAATATATCCAAAGTTTTCGATATAATCATCCTTTTCAATTCTTGCCTTGGATTCGATCACATCGTATCCTTCCGCTGTTGATGTGCCATTCTGCCCGATAATAGCCATCTTGATCGTCTCAGGCGACAGCTCCACCATGTTAGTATCCATCTGTGCTGTCTCGCCAGTTTTAACCGTCAAATCCTTAACCTTAACCACTGCTCCATCTACTTCAATATCCTTAAGTTCCGGCTTAATAGACAGCTTCGTTCCGCCGGATGTAGCACCGATCAGAGATTCAGCAAAGTTCCATGTCTTTTTTGATGCGTCGTACTTGAGCCCTTTGTGAATCGTTCCGGCACCAAACACAATGTTCTTCGGCGTCTTGTCTGTGATACCGGATGACTTGAACTCTTCAAAAGTTAATGTATCTGCCATGTTATAATCACCTTCCATTCTTATATTCTTTAATCGTCAAATTGATCTGTATCCGTTTGAGGTCTGCATCCCCTGTTGGCACCGGTGACGCATTCCCATAAAAAACGGCAACCCCCGCACCACTTGCAAGGATTGCCGTTCGTTCAATATTCTGTTCTATCTTCTGCTTGTACTTCTCCAGACTGAACCATGAGCCTCTTGTGAATCCATCTATGATGAATGTTATTTCCTGACATCCATCCTCTTCAGGAGTGTCACCCTCGGAGTATTCACCAACAAAGTATGCCTCCGGTGGGTCATCCTGCCACTCCATGAATGCATATGGTATCTCAAGTTCATCTGTGAGTACATTGTTGATATATGATAATGTTTCTGTCGTCAATCGTCACCACCGCCTTACTCACTGAACGTCTGATTGAGGATAGAGCCAAGTCGCTTGATGATCTTGCTCTTGGTCTTGTCAAAGGCTTTCTGTAAAGGTCTGAGAGGCTTCTTACCATAGGTAAAAACAGCTACTATATTTCCTGCCTTATCCTTTTTTACCTTACTGAATTTGCTAGCTTGTTTTAAGCTCATTCCATCAGGTCCCACAGGAGCCCACCATCCGCCTTTACGACCATTCTTTTTCAAGGCGTATTCACCTGTTCCATACTCTTCCCAGATAGCATTCTCCAAAGGATTTCCAATTACAGCCTCGCCCTTATCTTCATCGACATGGTGTGTCCATGCGCCCTTAGTCTGCCCTGTGTCAGTTCTTGTCTGTGCATCCTTGGTCTGAGATTCAATCTCACCTGCAGATTCATACAGGAATGCAACAATGGCATCATCAATGGCCGCCTCAACCTTTATTCTGTTGTCTGTGAACTCCACATTTCCCATCACTGCCCTCCTGTATACTTCAGATATATCTCAAGCTGCTCATGCATCCCCATCGGATCATCTATCAGCATGATGTCATATACCTGACCATCAATCACCATCCGGCTATTCTCGGCCTTGATCATGTCACTGAGCTGTTTATAATCAGCCACGAACATATGCGTGGATTCCTGCACCTTGGCATTGTATGTTGTGTACTTACTGTCACCGCCTGAGAGGTCAAGCCATCCGGTCAAGGTATCTTCAGATATCCACGTAACTTCCTGTTCACCTATCTCATTTCTGCTTATGCGCTTGATCTGTATGTCCGCAACTGCATTTCCGCCTATTCCTCGCATCTCAAAACCTCGCTTTCATGTACGGTTTTAAGAAACCAAGAAGTGACTTTGGATATCCCATGAGGGAATTGTCGCCGTCCATATTGAAATAGGTCACAGAGTGCCTGCTGATGGTCTCAGACTGTACACCGACCTTATCCCGGTTGTTCAGGTCCCATGAAAGCATGTTGGCTACTCCCAACTTGATATCCATCGGATATACTATCTTCGTAGCCATTACCACAGGCTCACTCACAAGCTCCTCATTCACCTCTATATGTCCATTGTCCATATCTACAGCCTTGATGGTGTATAAGCCATCATTGTAGTGCGATTCTGACACCTGTATAGTGTCGCCAACCTTGAACAGCTCAGATGAATACTGAAAGCCTGTCGCAGCGTCCACAGGAGCCACAAACCGCCTGTTCCTGTCCTGAAAATTATTATTTGTATATTTTCTGATCAGGAGTTCCAGTGCCTGAAGCTTAGCCTCAAGCACCGGAGCTTTCTCCTTGGTGTCTACGTATTTCTTAAGTTCATCGACAGTCATGATCATATGACCACCGCCTTACTTCTTAGGGATAACAGTATACCCGTCATGCTCCGTGAACCACTCTGCCATACGCTTTGATGTGATCTCTGCCTTTCCGTTTGCGAACTGGACACCACCGGCGCCAATTCCACAGTAAGTAGCGTTATCATTAACAGATACTGTCCAGCCTGTAGGCTCACTCTCTGTCTTTGGCTCTGCCACTACAGGCTCAATAACTTCACTTGTCTGTTCTACGGTCTTTGTTTCCTTTGTTGCCATATTCAATCACCCATCCTTCCTTATGCAATCTTGATATTTCTGAGTACACCTGCATGCTGTGTATTCTTCAGGACTGTAGCTGCGATCATCTCAACCTCTGCGTCCTTGACAGTGCCAGGCTCGTTGAAGTTTGGAAGATACTGATCGATTACAGAACCACCATTCAGGCTGATTCCGTGGAATCCATCGTTTACGTCAAACTTGACTGCATAGACGTCTGTAAGACCTGTTGTTGCCGAACTCTCCTTTGCGATGGTTCTTGAAAGTCCCTTCTTGACAACATGGCCAGCAGTTGCAGCACCACTGCTTACAGTGTAATAGTCCTGCATATCAACAAGCTTGACACCATCAATAGTAGTGATACGCTTTCCGAATGCTTCCTCACTCTCAGTCTTGTATCCAAGGATACGGGCTACAGTCTGAATCTTTGTGATCATCTCTGTGTTTGTAAGCACTGCATCAGCATCTGTAGTCTTGACAAGAAGGCTCAGTGCCTCATAGAACTCATCAGCATTAGACTTGATCGCTGTGATAGATGACAGATCAATAGCCTTGTCTGTGCCGTATTCTGTCGTTGTTCCTGCGAGCATGGAATCAAGTCCCTGGAACTCAGGGTGATCAGTTGATGCTGTTGTAGTTGCATCACCATTGATCAGTGTATAGTGGAAGAGGTTTACCACTGCCTTGATATGTTCCTCTATCTGATATGCCATATTGTCAAAGTTGCCTGCTACTCTATTGAGCACTCTGTCCATCTGAACAGCTCCGCCCATGATTGCAAGATTAGCCTCGCACTCCTGCTTAGTAGCCGCTGATGCAGTGTAAGAGCCACCTATCTTTCTGAACTCTGCTGTTGCTGGAAGTACCTTTCTGAGATACTTATACTTCATTGTTGAGCCACCACCTGATGCTGATACACAGTCATCAAATGTGAGCATCTGAAGTATTGTTGACTGTCTGAGAAAGATATCCACGATCTGTGAGAATACCTTGTCACTCATACCTTTCTTAAGTTCTTCTAATGTCATTGCCATAGTTTTCACCATTCCTTTCTACTTATTGGTTGTTATTTCCTTCGTATTTCTGTCTCAATGCCTCTGCCAGGTCCTTAGGTTCTGCATTCGTATTGCCCGGATTCCCATCTGGCAGCTTATTCTCAATGATGATCCTCTTGCCACCATCTGAGCCGGATGAAGCTGTGAACTGAGCCGGGAACTGTGTCTTTAAGTCTGTGAGCATATTGTCCCAACCTTTGATATGACCTTCATCATCGAGCTTAAGCTCCTCATTCTTCTCCTTGAGGGCTGTCTTGATCTTATAGGTCATGTAATCAGTATCAACCGCATGAGCCTCAAGCAGAGCCACCTTGATAGCTGAATTGACCTTAGTCTCCTCAAGCTCTTTCTGAAGCCTTGCATTCTCAGTCTCGTAAGTTGATATCTTCTGCTGCATGCCCTCATCACCCTTGGAAGCTTTCTTGAGCTCCTCAATAAGCTTATTTGCATTGCCAATCTCCGTGTCTTTGCCGGTGATCAGTCCATTGAGTTTTTCAAGCTCTGAATCATACTTCTCTTTACTGACGTACTTGCCCTCGGACAGATCTGTGTATCTTACATGCTTGAGCTTGTCTGTCTCTGTGCTGTTCTTCTCGTCAATCTTCGCCTGTACCTGTTTGTACAATTCTTCTCCTAACAGTTCCTTTAATTCCATTGTTCCATCCTTTCTTGGCTTTAATCGTAGCCACACATGGCAGTTATCACTCTTGCCGGAGTTATTTTATCGTCACAGTTTTACCGCCTTAAGCCGATTTTTGGGCATAAAAAAAGACCATGTTTTTATCATGGTCTAAATTACTAATTATTTAATTGCATGAAAAAAGCACTCTGCTAATGCGGAGTGCTTTTAATACCACATATATTCTACTGTTTCAGGATAACTATCATTCTCAATACATTTTTCAATAGCCTTTATAGCTTTATTAAAATATGTCTTCAAATTAGCTTTGCTATCTTTTTGACAGTATTTATGCTCGATAACTTCATGTTTTTCTATATCATAAATAAATGTTCCAACATCCTGCTTACTATCTTCCGGGAAATACTCCGCTGATATTATATTATTCGTCTTTTTTATTTTTTCCAAGGTTACCATAATATTCATCAACTCCCTTTTGATAATCGTATTTTCTGGTAGCAATAGCATGAGCCTCAGTATGGCTCATATTTTTATTTTCTTTCTTCAACTTCATCTCATACAATTCATGCTCGATTAATACTTTATCATGATCCTTAATATCCTTACCACTCATAAGTCTTTGCCATGATTGTGCAATAGCGCAATCAGGTTCAAAAGAATCATTATTAAATAAATAATCTTTTATGCTCTGTATTTCCGTTTCCGTTTTTCCTATATTATTTGCTATATGTTTGCAATCTGTACTAAATGATTTTATTTCACGATAGTACATTTTAGCAAATGCCGTAGCCTCTTTACTATCAGGGTCCAATATTCTTGCACCTGTTATCATTTTAGCACTTGTATCCACATTTGCAACAGATTTTTTATTGAAATACTTATCAACGACTTCCAATACCTTGTTTGAATATGTCAAATCAGCACCATATTTTGGAGGTAATTCCAATTTAAGTTTAGACATTTTTGCCTGTGTAAATGCCTCGGCAAAAAATTCGTCAACACTTCTACTACTATGTTCATATGAACTGATCCATCTTGATGTATCTGATGTTTTATCAACATCTCTGTGATATTCTCTTTGTATTTTTTTTATTTCTTTCCAAAAATCTGCATCATTAGTAAGGCCGTACTTATCTGCTGTACTATTTGCAAGCGTATGTGCAAATTCATGAACAGCAGTGTTAACATGTGAATCCGATAATCTCATCACTGCACCTGACATATCAACATTACCAGCTGACTGTTTTGCCCCTGTCGTAACTTTCTGAAGCCTTGTCCTGTACTCATTTGACAGGTCTGATATAATTTCCTGCTGTTTTTCACGTAATTGATTTCTATCCTTCCAGTCAAACTGTATTATTTCTCCATTTACATTTGTAGGATTTATTTCATCAATCACTTTCAAATACTTCTCTTTGTATTCCTCAAAGTCAGAAGTCTTATCCAGACCAAAGTATTCCGCTCGATCTTTCAGTCGCTGAAGCTCATCATCATCCAATGCCCATCTTGCTCTCTGTAATAAGCAGCACCGGCAATTACAATCCTCTGCCGGATCTCCAAACATCCCAGGAGCCTCGACCTTACGACCACCGACCTCAAAAGGTTCATCTATTTCACGAATCTGTCCATCAAGCAGTCTATGCAGATCTCTTGTATTGCCGTCAAGCGTAGAGTCCCACTGCTTTACTATGTCCGCTCCTTTACTCTTAGCTATCTTTTGAGCATCCATAGCCGACTGTACTTGTATGCGGTGTCCTTCCGTTCTTGCTATACGGATTGAATTGTTGTAAGCCCTCTGGAATGGTGTATTTGCCATATGCCGTGAAAGCTTACCAGCTACTTCATTCCATGTTGATCCATTGGCTATACCTCTTGATACCTCTGCCCTAACTGCTTTCTTGAGGTATGTCACATCCTCGCCCATTTTGTCGTAGAGTGACTTACTGAGCTTGCTGTCCGTCTGAATAGCTCTCACAACTGCCGCCTGATCTATCGGCATGATGATCGGAATACCTGTCTGCTGCAGGTCATACATGACACCTGTGTATCCGTCTCTATAGCACTTGGTCAGGTAGTCAGACACAGTTGCATATGAGTTAGACTGCAAGTTGCTTAGAGCACCTTCAAGTTGTGCTTTCAAAGCCTCCTGATATTGTTTCTGGTATATGATGCTCTGCAAATTCTCCATGTCAGTTCTTGCAGACAACTCTCTGATCTTCTGCTCACAATCTTTCAGTGCCTGCTTATATGTATTCTTCAGACTGGCTATAGTTTTTTTCTCGTTATGCAGTTGTTCCTCGATTACTTCTTTCTGTCTCTTGTTCATATTACTCTAACATTGAATCATCAAGCTCGATTGCCAATTTGCAAATAGTTCCATTATCACTTGTCATATATTTTTTACCATTCAAATCAAATAAATAATGTTCATCTTGTTCTTTGTTAATTTCACACTTATACAATCCGTCAATAATAGCATTTTTATCTTTTAATGCAATCACACTCATAAGAACGATATTGTCAGAATATCCAAATACATTTGATAAAACAAAATTAACTGTTGTACTGTCTGATGTACTTAAATAATAATTGTTATTTGAAATATATCCATACACAGCAATTTTTTCATCTGTGCCAATAACAGATGCATCGGCGATGAAATATGCCAGATTTACATTTTCATAATTTGTAAACTCAAAAATTGCAGCTCCGTTTTTACCTTTTGAGTAACGCAACACCAATTTTTTAACTTGTATCGATACCGTAGATTGTACACGGCACTGTAAATTAGCGCCTACGGTTGTACCTGTCGTTGCTTGACCATTCAAGTATCTTCTTACCTCGAAATAATTTGACACGATCTGGCACAACCAACCGTTATCTGTATTGGTGTCTTTGTATAACAACCACTTACTACCACTTACCATGACCTGCACATTACAACCTAATGCTGTAGCAATCTCCTGCATCTTCTCATCTGTTATATCTGCCTCATATTCTTCCGAGCTGCTGCCCAATGTAACCTTCGTTTTATACAGTTTTATAGTCTTATACCCTAATATACTCATTATGCCTCCTGTTCTTCATACAAGCCATATATGGCTGTCAGTGAACCGTCTGCCTGTATCGTTGTATCGACATATCCGCTCACTCCATATCCGGCTGTTGGAATCTGCTGAATATTCTTAGCCATCGTGCTAAACGATGCTGTGCTTGCGGTATCAATTCCTTTTTCAGTGATAGCCTCCGCAAGCAATGTCTTGCCATCACTGACAGATTTTTTTAAATCATTTTCTGTTTTCTGTGTTGCATTAACAAATTCTGAAAATACCTTGCTGAGAGTTGTAGCAGATTGAGATGCAACATTAGGTACATAGTCGTCATATGTAGCTTCCAAACATGCCGTAAGCATTGGTTTGAACTTCACATTGTTCAGTGTTACACCTTCTTTTATAACGATATGTGGAACTCCAATCATTTTATTGGGTTCAATAATAACTCCTTCTTTATAGGCATTTTCTACATATGTAGCGTCTATATAGTATGTATCAATACTACTTCCAGCCGGAGCACCCAACAGCTTTGTTTTAAATTTTTTAGAACCAATCCAACTATAAAGACCAAAAGATACATTTTGTTCAGCAGTTCCACTTACTGTATATACTCCTTCGTTATCATTTTTTATAGTAACTCCCATATTTGTAAATGTACTGGCAGCCTTCTTTGGAAAAAGATTCACAATCACATCTTTTGTGCTTGCCTTTGTATCAAGCAAACCATCAACTTCTGTGCATTTATCTTCAAATTTTCTGTTAAGAGCATCAATGCTTGTTCCTATTTCCTTTACAGCTTTGTCCTGCTCATCTTTTAATTGCTGCAATGACAGACGGAACTGTGCAATTATATCTTTTTCCGTCTTATCATTAGTCACTTCTCCGAATTCACAGCCATCGAGAACCTTTCCAACCGCAAGTTCTGTATTGTATTCCTGTGTTATATTTGATTCGTGATCTACCTTAGTAAAACAGATCACAAATCCAACCATGCCAGGCACTCTGCAAGCTGTAGCACCTACAAGCCATGAAAATGTGATATAATCTTCATCGGTCACAGCTAAGTCATCGACTGCATAACAATCTGTTTCCTTGTCCTCATTCACATAATTGACCTTTATGCTGAACTCAGACATGTCATTATCCTGATAATATCTCGGCATTTTAAAATGCTTTCTTGTCACATTTTTATCATGATATACTCCGAGTATCTTCTCATTTCCCGGAAGTGTAATCTTTCTCAAATTGCTATCTATTTTGCAATATGTTACATTCTCCATCTTTATTCTTCACCACCAGTCTCTACATTTACCTCTTTCAACAGATCCTGCGCTTTTTTCGTATCGTCTTCTTCCTTTGCCGGTAACTTGTCTTTTATCTCCTCATAGTCAATATCTAACCAATCGCAAATAGCCTTAACTACAGTCTCATCATCAAGCACATTTGCAACGCTCAAGATCGTATTAATCTCTGCCTGTCTGGTTTGTGCTTCTGTCAGCTTGATCTGTGCATTTTCCTGCGCATTACTCATAATCTCATGAGTAAACTCAAACCGGACATCCTCAACCTGATATGCGGTTCCATCCGCATTGTTAATCTCATCTACGACTATCTCAACCAGTTTACGCAGCATTTTTTTTATGTTTTTTTCTACTTTATTTGCTTTTAGATCAAGCAAAGAGTAAGCCGCCTTAATTGCGATGTTAGTTGTTGCTGATGTATCTTTGAGACCCGCTGTATTCAAGCCCATACCAAACCGGTATATATTCTTTTCATCAAGTTCCAGCTTTGCCTGTCGTGCCTGATATGGTACATCAACAGTCTTGACATCTACGTCACCATCCTCGCCTACACCTATAATTTTCTTTGTCTTGAGATTTGTTTGAAGCTCGTCCATATTGTCCCCCTCAAAACCTTTGACTACATGAAGCGGTGTGTCAAAGTCTATAAGGTTATTTGACAGACTGGAGGCCATCAGATCATAGTCATCTATGAGCGGTTTTACCGGTTTAAGGCTTGAAATCTGTTTTCTATTATTGTCAATCCGGATGAATGGTATATAGCCGAATCCGTCAAAATATGTTTCGCCCTTTTTGTTTCCTTCTGTATACAATACATGCGGTCGTGGATTTACATGTTGGGACTCATCAAGCTGTAATTCTCCATCATTAACCTGTGTGTAAAACCAAGTTTCTTTTTCATCCCATACCTGTATACGCTTTATTATCTTTCTGCCTTTATCGATTCGTTCAATATAGTGATATATGGTATATTTGCATCCATCATCCGCATCTTTCTCTCTAACTTCAACTACATCCAACGGATCAGCGGAAGCAAATGCCATCTTATCTCTTGTATTCTTATAAACATACATATATGCCCAGCCTTTTACCTGCATATCAGTGATGCAATCTGAAAGTTCAGACATAAATCCATCGTTGTTGTTGAAATACTTATCCATGTAATCCTGCAACTTGGTATCATCCGCTATCACTATACGGTCGTCCGACAAAATATACTGTGTACACTGATCAACCAATTCCGTAAAGAACGGATGTGGTATCTTCACGTTGCTTCTGGTCTTGTCCTCTACCAGTTCGCCGTCCGCATTGTAATAGAACAATCTATACTTCTTTATGTCGTGATCGCCATCATAGTATCTTTCGCCTATTCTGGCGAATTGTTTTTTATCAGATGTTCTGTCACTGTCTATCAGCTCTTTTATTTCATCAATAGTTAGCATCTTTTTACCTCGCTATACCAGCCATGTCCCCTTCGGCTTATCATTCTCATATACACCAGTCAGTGCGTCAGGTGCATCATCATGAGCGTTCTTACCCTCTTTCTGATACTTCCTTATTGCTTTTGCAAAGTCTGGCCATCTGTCTTCCCAGTTCACCGGAAAGGCTACATTCTGCATTACTCCTGTACTGTTCGACAAGATTCTTGATGTCTTATTCTTTGATTGAAAGAACCACTGTATTTTAGTGTGGGTATTCCCTAATGCTTTCAATTCTCTTATTACATTCCTGCTGAATCCACGACCGCCATTGTTACTTTCTATCAAAGCATTACCGACATTATTCTTAGTCAACATCTGAGCTGTCGCTGGTTCAGTCACTTCCATAGGTGCCTTTGTATATAAGACATCAAGTATGTAGTATGTACTCTCATACATGCCATAACAAATAGAACACAGATAATCACTACCTGTGTCCGCTGTATCTGTATAATTCAATATATATTTGAACAGGCTATTGCCCTTACTATCCCTTGGAATATCCGTATATGTCTTAATATGGCTGTATAATCTGCCTTTGACATCTATTGGCTCCTGCTGATAATTCGCAAGGACTATATCCTTATTCATGTTCTTTGTTTTTATCTTGTAGTCCTTATATGACAGGATAGCTTCACAGAGCATTGTTCCATCGTCTTGTACTGCCTTGTAATTGATATGTACTACATCGTCATAATTTGCAAGTACATAACCGGCTAGATCCTTTGTTGACCATCTTGTCATTATTATGATAATCTTGAAATCATTCTCAGTTCTGGACAGCATTGTATTGTTAAACCAGTCAATCTGCTTCTGCAATACTGATTCATTGTAGGCTTCCTCACTGTTCTTGATAAGATCATCTATTATCATGATATTACAACCAAATCCGGTTGCGGTACCTGTCGGAGAGGTGGCAAGATAATTAGCCTGTTGACTGCCCTCAAGGCTCCACTTCTGTGCTGCAGCCTCTCCATACTTAATCTTTGTGCCAGGGAATATATCTCCATATGTCAGAATGCCCTCTGTAGGCTTTTCCGCAATCACATCCCTGACAGCCTTTGCAAAGGTTCCTGACAGGGTCTCATTATATGAGCCTGTCATAACCTTTTTATCTATACCATATTTACCGAATAGCCACTGGACAAATTTGGTAGCCGTTCGTGACTTTCCGTGTCGTGGTGGCATATTTACAACCATTATCTGTTGTTCTGCATCTTCCACGAACCACTGTAGCTTATCTGCAAGATCATGCAGAAAGTCTCTGTCGTTACTATAGAAATCAGGAGAGGTCAGCTTGCAATACTGCCAGAACTCTCTCCTTGATAGCTCTATCTTTAGCTGTTGCTGTAATAAAGGGTCATGTCTATCAAACGTCATCAATAAGTTTCTTCAATTCTTCGGTTGTAAGCCCCTCAAATGCATTTGGTGTGGTGTTCTTCACCTCCACCTTTTCTGTGAACATACCCAAATGCTTACCCAGGAGCTCCAATGCCTGTATCTTGCTGTAAGGCTTTATTTCAAAGCCGTCTCGACCCTTTTTTATAACTGCAATAGCTTTCTTCTGATCTTCTGTAAGTTCATCCGTCAGGATAGGCTCTACTGTCCTGTATTTCACCTGATTGCCGTCCTCGTCAAGTACCGGGACCATGTGTCCATCAACCTCTACCATAGCGTCCTTTTCAACCACTCTTGCATAGTCAGATGCTTTTGCAAATGCAATCAGTGCCAGTTCTCGTAGTACACTGTCCTGAGTAATCTCTGTGCGTTTTTCACGCTCTTTCTGACGTTCCTGAATATATGTTTTGACGTTAGCATTTGTTAGCAATCTACTTGCATTAACTCTTGCAGTCTCATCCTTTTTCACAGATGGATAAGCAACCTTATAAGCTCGTGTGCCATTAAGGTCAATCAGGTATTCATCACAGAATCTCTGCTGTTTAGCTGTCAGCTTAGCCATAATGTCACACCTTCTTTCTATTACTTCTGTTTCTTTCTCACTCTCTTCGGGATCACAATCTTGTACAGCGGTTTACATACACTCTTTACTTCCCCACCCAACTTTATAGTCGGCTGAAGTTTGTATATCTTAGTGCACTTAACCATCACCTTTATCATGGCTATCGGTAATGCCAATCTGCCAAGTACAGGATGTATGTATTCAAAACTATATTCAGGTCTCACGACCTCAAGCCTTTTAATCTCACTCATATCACACCTCAAACAAAATAGCCCAGTGGCAAGAGATTATCATTCACATTAAAGGGGTGGGAGAGGGTTTGTATAACCACTGGGCATAAGAAAAGGGACACAACCTATGGCAACGGCTATGTCCCTTATGAATCAATACTATATAATTTTACCACTACAGTATATCACAGTTGCTAGGTGCTATTCGGTGCTAAATGGTGCTATTTGGTGTCAACTTTTCAAAATCTTTATCCGAAATGCCTCAAGAGCAACTCCATGAATATGTTTTGTCCTGTCATATGAATACTTTATTTCAGATGCTATATCCTTTAATGACTTGTACTCTATATACTTCTTAAACAGAATCTTCATGTAGATAGGATTGTTCAAACTGTGGATCTGATTGATCACTCTATGCTTGAGTTCCGCAAATCTTACAATATCCTCCTGCAGCTCTCTCTCAAAATCAACATACTTCGCTATTTTCCCGCTTATTGATTCAGATGCACTTGTCTGTACCTTTTCCTTTGAATAGTCAAATGCCCCTAAGCCTATTGCATTGCCTTTAAGGCTATCTAATTCTATCTTCTTCTGCTGTATTTTCGCATCAAGCGTTTCTACCTGTTTCAGGTACTCTTTCGCTATATTCACTACCTTATCACCTCACTTACTTGTTTTCCCTGATGGAAAACTCTATTCCGGTTTCTTCCCTCAGTGCATCTATGAAATCATCCCAGATCACATCTCCATCACATATACACTCTGTCTTCAAATTGAATCGGTCAAAGAACTGTTTGATCCTTTTCTGACCAAATCCAAACTCATCTCTCAACACCATACAAGACATAATCAGCACAGTATCGATCGTATTCATCTTGATCTTCGTAACAGATTCTTCCAGTTGTGCTTGATTGATCTCTAACGGAATGAACATAGCTCTCCTTACTGCAAGCTCTTTCTTAGCCTCTTCCATGCCCTTATCCTCGATCAGCTTCATGATCCATATTGCACCAGCCATTCTTGCCTCATGTAACTTTCTATCCGACTTAGCCATGATAATTCACCTCACTTATTTAGATGCTAAACTTCATATGCAAATATTTTCCCGCACACTCGGTTTCCCAAAAATAATCTCCCATATACCAATCTTCGCCCATACAGGTCTGATCACACCATTCCTTGCACTCTTCTGTTCCCTGTTTGTTTCCAGTGTGATAATCAACTATATCAGCACAATCAATGTCCATGCCGTCAAGATCAAGATGTTCTTCCGCCCATTCTTTTATCTCTTCATTAAGCCTATTTCTGAGTTCAATTTTATCCACTATATCTTTTTGAATTTTCTTCATTTATATCACCTCACTTCTGATCTGAGCCGTAATGCGCTCCCACTCATGTATAAACGCTAATGCCCATGTAGCTGGGTATCGTTGCACTCCCATCTGTATTGATATATTCACGGCACGGCTCCAATCCGGATCACTTGCTATTTCTGTTGCAACTCTTGGCATATCTTACACCTCCATTTCTAATAAATCGGGATTATCAAAAATGTTTCCACACACCTCAAAATGCTCTCTTTCAAATTTGCCAATTGGTATTATATCCTCGCTTCCATTTTCTTTTGAGCAAATTCCACTTCCGTGCCACATAATTCTTATATAAGTCTCATCTTCCGGATAATCATCGTCTAGGTGTGCAACCATAATATCATTCTCCCAAATCAGATTGCCGTTCTTGTCTTTCATGCCGGTGCATTGGCAGATTGTGGGCGGGTCTACTTCAATCATATTAGGAATATCATTTGTCATTCCCCAGAGAATATATCTCTTTTCCCAAATGCCATATAAATAACCTTGCATCCATTCTCCGCTATCAACTCTCTTTGCCTTGAATAAATACCTATCTTTCATCATCGTCACTCTCCTCCTCATCAATTACTAAGTCCGAAAACTCTGATTCAATCAATTCTTCTGGACTTGAATAGTTATTTTCTCCATCAGGTTGTGCATAATAAACCGTATCCTCATCACATTTACCATCCTGCTTTAATTCAAAGTACAGATCATATAAATCTCCACCATAATCCTCATCCCAAAGAGACGTGTCTTCTTCACTATAATGCTTGCCCTTATATTCATATATTTTCATCCACTTATACCTCTCTTTCTGCCATAAGCCAGTTCAATGTACATTTCTGGCAAAACTTATCATCCTTGTGGCATTCTACTTCATTGAATCCTATTTCATTTGGACACATCACGATCATAGACAGATCTGTGTTGCTGAGCGACCGGATATAATCTCCGTTGGTCATTGGCTCGTAGTTGTCCGTCACATTCTTGGTACAGTGTGCACATGGCTCCTGTTCACTACTCATGTTTATATATTTGCATGTATTACATCTTCCCTTTGAACTGATGTCTGTCTTATTTGCAAAAGTATTTTTGTCAATCATGTTGTTGCTATTTCCATACAAATACTCATAGTTTATTGGGTATCCCTGAACGATTATATTTTCCACAATCGTTTTTTTCACCTTTTCAGGCACCGCTCTGCGCCCTGTTTCCCATGATGCGATTGTACGTTCACCATATGCCTTCCCTGATCTATTGCTAACAACACCCATGTCCTTTAACCAATTTGCAAATCCTGCTTGTGTCAGCCCCATAGCTTTTCTAATCTTTTTCATATGTTTCCCAATAATGATTTCCATCGAATCTCTCCTCTCCTGATCATCTCAACAATATCTGTTCTGGTGAAACTCTCCCGGTAGCCGTATTCACTCTTCATCAGTACATGGTAATCGTAAACCTCCACAATGGTCCATTTCTTCCAAGACTTCACTGGGATGTTCTCCTCTTTTCCAGCTTTTGTGAGTATCTTCACGACCTGCCCCGGTCGGCAGACCATGTTGTATGTAATTTCTATATCAAAATTTGTCATGTTGTTTCTCCTTTTCTATTTTTGCGCAAAAAAATACCAACCATCGAATAATGATGGTTGGTAGAGTTATATATTATTATTCAAATTTTGATACCGTAATTAATCTATCACAATTTTTACATTTAATATACATCTCAACGATTTCTCCATTATCGTCTTTTTTACCATAAATTATCGGTTCCTCTAAACTTCCGCATTTTTCGCACTTCCAATTTTCTAGTTTTTTCGTAATAAAACTAAATGGTGTTACCAAAAATTTTTTACTTTTCATATATTTTCTTCCTTTCGCAATTTGATAAAAAAAATTATACCACTCCAACCATCATTATTCAATTTTCAATGTGCTACTATTCCATTTACATATTTAATGCATTAATCAATTTCGACATATTTGCACTTGATATCTTTAAATCGTTCATTCCATACCTCCATCTATAAAGTCAAACAACGTCGGTGAATCAACCTCATTCTCCTCAGACTGCAGATAACCAACACCATCTCTGAAGTAATCCGGATTGAGCTCACATCCCTTGCCAAATCTGTGCATCTTGACCGCCATCATCGGTACAGTCATAAGACCGCCGAACGGATCATATACCACATCGCCCGGATTGCTGTACCTGTTGATAATCCTCTCAACAATATCAAGCTGTAAAGGACATACATGCATGGTTGCCCTTCTCTGGCTCTGTGTCGTATTAAGAGTTCTCATTCTGTTAATATCATCCCATACCTCAAGCTGGTTCCATGATCCCGGAGCTACTACCATGAATGTAGCTGGTAATCTTCCATCCATATCAAGCTCCTTTGCAAGTGCCACATGCTCCTCATAGTTATATACATGTTCTCTGCTGTACTGTCTGTATACTCTCTGCAGGTTGTCCACAGATACGCCCTCAAGTTCTTCTTTACTCACAAGTCTGTTTCCTGAACTTCGCCAGTATCCATGTGCATCTATCTGCCACTGTGCTCTTGTGTATTCATCCTTTGACTTTGTAACCGGTTCATCAGCGTATGCTTTACTATGGTCCGTTGGCAGCTTACGGAATAACAGGATATATTCAGGACATCCAACTCCCATCTTAGTACCATCCTTACACTGTTCCGTCCATCCAAGGCGGTAGGTCTGGTTGTTCTCTCTTACAACATCCGTCACAACTGTGATCATGCCAAAATACTGAAATCCATGGCTCATATAATGTTCTATACAGTCAGCGTGAAATGGTTCAATAGTTGGCATTCCTGTTCCGGTGGCATTTCCGAACAGCACTCTGTCCTTGACATGAATAGCTGCAACTCTTCCCGGCTTCAACACCCTTAAAAGCTCCGGTGTCAAGAAATCCATCTGTTCAAAGAACCTCTCTGTATCCTGATTGTGTCCAAAATCGTTATAATTTGCTGAATATTCATAATGATTACCGAATGGTATTGACGTATGGATCAGATCAATGCTGTTGCTTTCCAGCGCTCTTGTTTCTTCCACACAGTCACCATATACGGCTTCATAATGATTTCCTCTTACTGTTCTTTCTTCTCTTGTACCTTCCACACCCATCTTCCTTTCTAACCGCTCTGTTTTATTCGCTGAATCAAGTCCATACTTTTTCACGATCTCGATCATCTTCTGCACCATATGATCATGATTCTTCCATTTCTCAATTAAAGCATTTTTAATCTCTCGCTCATTCTCCATATAGATTATGTCTATAACCACAGTTTCTTTTTGCAAGAATCTATAGCATCTGTGAATAGCCTGTATGAAGTCATTGAACTCATAATCAATACCAACAAATATCTCCCTGTGACAGAATCGCTGAAAGTTACATCCTGAACCACTGATTGACTTCTTTGTTGCAAATAGTCTCGTTTTACCTTCTGAGAAATCTATAACTCTCTGTTCTCTAAGGTCATAATCCATAGATCCGTATATATCCACTGTCTCCGGCAGAGCTTTCTTGATCGCATGTCTCTCTGCTTCCTGATCATGCCACAATATAAAATGATCATCCGGCGAACTGTCTACAATCTCACGCATCTTTTCTACTCTCTCATTGATACTCTCACGCTTCACCTTTGCAGCTTCTTTCAAACCTGCAGATGCCTGTGTAAACAACTCCATTTGCCCATCTTTATCAACTGTATCTCCATAGTGAACCGGTATCTCATGCCATCTAACATCCAGAGGTGGTAAGTCATAACCATTATCAGAATAATCTGGATTGAGATCCGATGGCTTTGTAATGAAAAGTGCCCAACTACTCACCCACAGCCAGAACTCATCTTCCATGTTTGGGTACAGTGTCAGGTTATTTGCCTTTGTTGAATCCCTCTGAAAGAATCTTGTAAGTGCCTGCCCTGTATCCATGACTTCAAGATATCCAGCATAGTGTATAAGCTCCTTGTACTTGTTCGGTGATGGTGTAGCAGTCGCTACGAGCTTGTAAGGTACATTTTTGAACTTATCAAGGAACGTCTGGTATGTCTTAGATCCAAATGATCTAAGCACGGATGCTTCATCAAGTGAGGTTGCCGCAAAATACGATGGATCTATATCTCCGTCTCTCACTCTCTCATAGTTCGTCAGAACGATCTGACTTGTGCTTGCCTCAACCTCTTCCATGGTTCGGCAATACTCTGGTTTCTCATAGCCCAGGAGTTCCACGGCATCCCTTGTAAACTCCTGCTTAACTCCAAGTGGTAATACGATCAATGCTCTACCACCTGTATGTTCTGCTGCAAGGTGACAAAATTCTATTTCCTGTGCAGTCTTACCAAGTCCGAAAGACTCAAACAAGGCTCTACGTCCACCTTTCAGTGCCCATGCCACTGCATCTCTCTGGTGTGGCTTTAATGCTTTGTTAATACGGTTCTTGTCAACCGAAAAACCACTATCAACTGCAAGTTCTATCTTGCTTTCTAAAAACTCTTTGTAATTCATGTTTAAAAGGAACCCGATATATCGTTACCCCGGCCGGAGGTTCGGCTCCTTTCTTTGATTTATTTTCTCCGGAGTTCTTTCAACTCCTCAAGCATATCTGCGATCTCTGTATGATACTGTCTGTTCAGTTCAATAGCTGTATCATCTGCATCCTTCTCCAATCCGGCATGTCTTGCTTCCCATCTCTCATGCTTTATAGCTTCGTCAATCTCCATCCGTTACCTCCTCAAAATCATATGATCCGCATAAGGGGCATATAGCCCGGTACTCATATGCAGGCTGTCCATGATATTCACCCATGCACTCTCTTTCCATGTCCGGCTCTTCGAACTCTTCCTGACAGTCAATGCATTTATACATCTCTGCCTCTCCCTTCCAACATCATCATGCTATTGCTCTGTATCTTCTGTATCGCACTTCTGAGCTTTGCCGGCATCAGCGCATCCTTTTGCTTCCGCTTTGCAAGCTCCTCATAGACCATGCGGAAATTCGCCCGATCAATGTCGATATTCTCACTCCTGCAAATATTCACAAATCCGCCGATCTGTGTCACTGTCCTTGCGGTCAGATCATCAAGTGTCATCATTGCATCCTGCGGTCTGTATGATCCATACATTCTGATCGCATGTAAAACGGTCTCCCATGCCTCACTCCATGCCGGTATCTCTCCCTGTCTTACCTCACAGCACATCTGACGTATCTCTGCGATACTTGGGGACCATTTGTTTGTTGATACCCATTTGTTGAGTGCTGTCTCTGCCACTTCATACGTCAGATCCTGAAGCTGTCTGTACCAAAGCTCCATTGCCGGTCTATTCGGCAGTAGATTCTCTCTGGGGTAGTATGTTTTCAAGCCCATTGCAAACTTTGCAAACTCCTGTTCCGTCATTTTGCTTTGCTCCTCTCCACTTTTCACACCTGCCATGCATCTGACGGATCTCGTCTATGTACGAATTATCAAGATCACAGACATGTAATACTCTGCTTGTGTCTGAAAGCGTACAGGTCTGGTTGTGTCTGCAGGTGTTACATCGTTTATTTTGTTTCATGCTCATGTATGATCTCCTGTTTTGCTTTCTCGATAAGCTCATTCAAAACTGCCTCTCTCTGCTCATCGACCTGATCTGCTATGCCGAATAACTCTGCCAGTGCAGCAGTTGTGATCTGAGCCCATGCGATCTGCTCTGCAAGTGTATCGTTCATTTCTGACACTTTGCTTCTTGCTTCTCTCCTAGCCGTCTCATTGTTCCACCACCAAGTGAATACATTGATCAATAATGCAAAGCATGAAATACACTGTCTGACCAGACGACCCTTGCCATAGTGTCTTGCAATCAACTTAATTTTTCTTGTTGCTGAATTATCCATCTCTTTCTTCATCTGCGAAGCCTCCCTTTTCTGCTCGTTCCTGCGCCCATTCAGCCATCATCTTGTATGATTCATCCAACTGATCCGCTACCCGGTTGTTACTTGCTCTTGGCGAATGGGAATACTGCTTATTCTCACCCTTAAGCTCATATACCCCTGTCCATCCCTGCATGATCGATTGATTCAGTATCTGTACCTGCTCATACTTGTCATGGGATAATGTCTCAAGCTTGTTCATCATCAAGGTAACTGCCCTGTCACTCATCGGTTTTTTCATACCCTTGCGAAATTTAATGAACTCATGAATCTGTCTCTTATACACATCTCCGAGCCCACGAGACTGCAGCTAATCTCG